GTCACGCCCTCGTGTGGAGTCGACAATTACGTTCACGGTACTAGGTACAGTAAGTACGCAGTGTTTCGTCAGTGCATAGGGGGGTACTAAACCGTCCCTGTGTGCGAGCTAAAAGGGGGCTTACACCCCTCTCCGGTATGGCGCGTCGCATTAATGCACCTTGGTTCTCACAAGGTTTCGGGATTCCCGTTATGGCCGGAGCCTTGAGGTCTTCTAGGATTTGTTTAACACAGTCTGGGATTTCAACCAGCTGTATTGGTCAGGCAACCTGAGTGTTGTAGATGGTGCCGGTGTAATTCGCCTGGGCGTTCCAGGTGATTGCGGCGACACCATGATCTAGGAGTCTTAGGCCAATGACCGTTCGACTCCCGATTCCGTTGAGTGTCACGAGGAACTTGTGTGTTTTGAGTAGCTCCCGTAAGGCGTCAGCGGAACTTAGCAAGGGTAGTTGTGATAAGGCTCTCTCCATGTGGTGGAGACGACGGTCGAGATATTTGCCCTCTCTCCACCTCTCGTATAGCCCTAGTGCTGTACGTGGATTTGGCTCTTCACATATGAAGAGCCACCAGGCATCTAGACTGTCGTGCACCATCCTATCTTGTGCATGCGGTCCTGTGATGAGATACCAGGCCTTATCCATTTGGATAGGTATGGTTTGTAGCTGGTAGATTCTATTCCAACATTCTCTCGCTTCAGCGTGTGCGAACCACCTTCCCATTGCGGGATATGGTATTGGCTCCATGGGGTCGGGGAGGTCAGTCACGCTTCTCCGGATGACATAGCCATCCTGGAGGCGGGGCGCGCGACCCTCTCTTTGTATGCTTGTTGTCTCGCTTGACCTTTGGGCACGTAGGTTTCCGCGTATATTGATTGTCTCTTCCCCTAAGTCCAGGACGACGGCCCTAGCAGGGTCAATGGTTAGTCCTTGGTCAGCGATCGACGTTGCAACGATGTGTCCGAGTTTCGCAGGCACCCTGTTCCGGGCAGAGAGTTCTGAGACTTGTTCATTCATGTGCCGTATGGAATTGACACACAATTCTACTTGTGCTATGCTTCGGCACAGCACAAGTACTGTTGTTTTGTTTAGTCGGCTACGATGGATGGCTTCAGGTATCAATGCCCCGATTGGCGCATCTATCTCTATTACAGTGTTCTTAAACCGTCGGGGAACATCTGCGGTATATTGAGGTAGTGAGCCTGGATATAGGTCGTGGCGGGGGGTTGCAGTTAATAGTATCGCGGGTATCTGTTTTGACTTAGCGATACTCCAAACTGCCACAGCCTCTGGTGCCCCTGTCTGTGGCTCATCCAGGAGGATCAGGTCACCTGTGCGCATATCAGTGCCAGAGATGAGATTTAGTAGGGTCCCGAATGTTAGGACTTTAAGTCTGATCTCAACGGTGGGCGGGCGACCTGTTGTCACTCGCTCGAAATGAGGATACCATTTGTTGGCATACTCATCCCGGAGTGTTTCTGTAGGCCCAGCTAGCCAGATGCGGCGGGCGAAACCTACATTGAGCATGGTTGCCACCATCAGGGTGCTTTTCCCTGATGCTGTTGGGCTCGATATGCTTTTGTATGTTCTGTCCTCATTCTTTTTGGCGTCAATTAAGGATAGAACATGTGGCATCCAGGGATTTTTCTCGTCTCGGTTATATGCTATATTGTCCATCAGCCGAGTTTCCCTCCAGGTTCTCCACCGTACGTAGATCTCAATTCCCTTCTCCAAGGGTTTCTTTAGGTGTCGGATTACCGGGATATTTAGGAGCACCTCTGGTATGATATCTGCCAAGATAGTTGCCGTGCGCTTGACCATAACATATGCATCTTTGGGGATGAGCCCTGAAATAACCGCGCTGCTTTCCCCTGTGACGAGCCAGTGGAGCTGGTTTGTCGCTGCATATACTCGTGATCTTTCCCGAGTATATAGATGGAATATCTCGACTAGGACACCGAGTAAAGGCAAACCTCTTGCTCTTTCTAGCCACCGGTCTAGTAGGATATATAGGAGGGTCACCATCACCGCTTTGTTTTGGTACACGTCTATGGGCGTGGTCATCACGGAACGATGGTTGGCTGGATCCCCCATCCATAGGTAGAAGCCTAGCGCGTCTGTGTTGGAGGAGTAGGGGCCATCTCGGTTGCCTAATGTGAATTCATCCAGTGAGGGTTCACGACCTAGCTTATGTGTTAGGCATTTGTAGATGAATTTCTCAATGGAGAAACGCGTGCCTATGAACGCATCTACTGTGCCTGTGCCTGGTCGTTCCCCACCAGATTTGACTATCACATCAGGTATACCGCGTCTTAGGGCCGCTCTAACTTTGCTTATGCGGTGTCGAACCAATGCATCTCGTGTGGGTTTTGGTTCGTGTTTTAAAATGAGGCTATTGAGCTCTGCTTGTGTTTTGGGCTTACTTGGCTTAATCCAATTTAGCAGAATCGTACGGTAGGATGGCGCGCGTAGCTGCCCCGGTTTTGTTATTGCGTGAAGCAGTAATCCTATCTGTTTCGAACCAACTGTTCTCTCCCGTGTTTTAAGGGAAATGTTAATTATTTGTTTGTCGGCTTTCCCAGAGACGTAGGTTTCAATGGGCAAGCCTGTTCTTTTGTCTGTGTAGGTTAGTACGCGACCATCAGGTGTGTTTTCGTCTCTTATGATCTTGCTTGCAAGATCAAAAGAGGTGATGGCACCTGCTTCAGTGGTGGTTATCCGCCACTTTAGATCAACCGTATCCATGAACATGGTTTGTGCGATGTCCATGTATTCTCTCGCTAAGAGAGAGTAGATTTCCGGTTGGTGGGCGGCCAGTTCCATATGGCCTATGGTTTGTAATAATCTCCACGTTCCGAAAGCAGTTCTGTCTAGACCGGACTTAGTGTATTTGTGTGCCCAGCGCTTTGATAGCAGGCTTCCGGGGTCGGTGATCACGGCATATTCGGGCACTGGTGCCCCTAAACTTTCGTACTCGTGTGCGAATTCTGATCCAGGGACAGGTCTCTTTTGGAGATAGATCATATCTTTCATGCCTTCTGCTTCCACTTTGAGGGTCATGCCGAGGAGCGAGCTTACTTCAATTACGGCGGGTAGGGTGACTCGGTCATCATTAGTCGCCCAGAAGTCGTCATCAGAAGTGTTCCCGAAGTAGTTGAGTTTGAAGAATTCGCTTGGGTGATCCCCGGTTATGATTGCCCATGTCATGATGGTTTTAATTTTCTTTGACATAGTGTTGTCAAAACTAGTGGATATCTGGCCTGTTGCCCCACCGCCCGTCTTGGTGAGTTTGAATCCGTATAGGTAGTCAAAGATGTGGCCTTGACGTAGCCCTGCGTAATGGTTGTGTACGAGCGACTGTAGCGCTTTGGCGTTGGGGTGATGTTCATATGCACGTTTGCCTAGATGTTCTACGGCGCGCATTAGGACAGGCGCGATGTGTGCATCATATTGATATTCATCAGTCGCGAACACCGTTTTATATGCTGCCATTTCTTCAAACATCCAGCTCATCCCACCCTCGGTTAGTTTGAGGCCAGAACCTATTAGCAGTTCTCTGGGGGGGGATTGTTTCCCTCTCCACAACTGGACTACACTATCGCAGAAGTAGGATAGAAGGTCTTGGGCGACAATTGTGCGCAGTCCTCCGGGTAGGGTTGCCTTGATTTTGCTTATCACTTGTTCTTTTGGGAAGGCACCATACATTTGACCGGGGTACTTTCCTTTGGCCAAGAAATCCTTCTTGGCACATTCTATTACAGCTTGCATTACCCCGGTGTCGACGAGGTCCTTCCTTGTGCGGTAAACACCAGTGAAGTACATACCGGAATTATACGCTTTCTTGAGGTAACTCGCTGAGGCTTCTACACTGGCTGGAGCGATATCCCGGAAGAATTCGCTGAATTCATCACCTAGTGCGTCTGCCGCTTCAATAGAAAGGATCTCGAGATCTGGAGAAACCTCTGGTCGGTGATAGTCCTGGTATCGCTCCAGAGAGGCGAACTCTAATTCGGGTGTCGCGTGGAGTACCCCATCCACACCTTCCTTAGCGCCATATTGTTTGTAGACCTCCCGTTGACGTGTTAGATGAGTGTCCAATATCTCGCGCCCCGTAAAGAGGGAGTCTGATAGTTCCCCTAGGGACCCGACTCGTTGGCGCTCGGGTAGTCGTAGAGGGCGGAGGATTGGTTCAGGATTCAGTGGTTTAACCCCTGGTGGGAGCCTGTTATTGAGGATCGTGGTGTTCCTCTTGAACATCTCGTCGAAATCCTCCCGTTCATATGGTTCCGATTCAGGTAAACCTAGTGCGAACATTTCTGCTGTGCTGTACGGGATTTTCAGGTCCGGATACAGTATAGCCCACACACTTTTAGGTGATCTCCGAAGATCGGGGCCAATCACTAGTAAGAAGTCGGCCGTCTTGTTCAGTATGGGCATTAACACGTGCTTCTCCAGTACAACATAGTATGGGATTAGATTATCTATGAGTAGGATTAGTGAATCAATACTTAGATTGATCCCTGATGCTACGGAGATAGCGACGCCTCTGAGTGCCTGTAGTGCCTGGTGCAGCTCGACGTGATTACCGAGGTGTGCTGCTAAGTCATTAAAGACCGTGAGGAAAGTGTGACTGGATATGTCAGCAAATCGAATTTTTCCTCGTATGGCCTTGTATAGTGCCATTCTTACGAGGGAGTCAGATGGGTGTAAGGATAATTCATCTTCCACCGCTGCCACGCCCACGGTTTCTAGTGCAGCAGTGATGGCAATGTCATGGGGGACTTCTTTGGTCCGAGCTAGGGCGTATAGTAGTGCGGCGGTATTAACCAAGCCCTCACTCCGACCTTTTGATTTAAGTCGCGCTTGAGGTGACGGTGTGATATCCCAGAGAACCACAGCACGTAAATCTTCTTGTAGACTGTTTACCAGGTTCATGATAGAGTCAAACCACTCTATGTACTCGTTTGACACCCGGTCTCTTGTGGGGTCTTGCTGGCGCGAATCCTGAAGAATTTGTTGTGCGGTTAAGGCAGAGTGTATGTTCACCTTGGGTAGGTTGAGGTCCTGAATCGCCACCAGATCAAGGGGGTGGTGATCCAGAGCTTTGATTCGGGCTTCGGTGGCAGTGGTCGGGGCGGCGTCAGTCATGAGCTTTGAACTAACTGCATTCGTTGACCTTTGGCCGATGGTATCGATCGGCCATTCTGTTTGCCTGTGCCATGGGATGCTGTCCACCCAATCGTCTCTCCACGTTTCCTTGAGGTTGTTCTTCGCCTTCTTCACGGCTTTGAATTGTAGCCCTTCACCCCACAATGAGGATGGGTCACTGTATATGACCGTCAGTTTGGACCAACATTCGGTCAGGAATTGTTGGTAGCTACTTGTTGGCCTATCCTCATGGTGGAATCGTGCGGTTTCTGGCATTGGTGGTGTGTCTCGGTACCGGTCCGAGAAAGCTTCCTGTGCTAAAATGATTTTATCTGCCTCTGAGTAATCATCGCTGAGGCTCGCCTTAATTTCTTCGAATTCAGCCGCGAGGTGTCGGTTGGTTTCGGAGCTGAGATCCCACGAGGCTGGTGAGTCTGCACTTCCGTAGTGGGAAGCGAGATTCTTGATGAATCGTAGTGCACTGACCTTCGTGGAATCGGTGAACATTTCATCATCAATGTCCAGGATGTTGAATGTTTCACCGAGGATTGCGGACTGGGGGAATAATTGTCTCGCTGGCACCCCAGCAATTGCACTCGGTATGAGGGCTCCGATGAGTAGGGTTGTTGCAATGGCTGCACCCACTATCACCAGACCCCATAGACTTACGAAGCCGGCCCAACACACTGCCATGGCCAGTAGGCCTAAGCCCTGTCTTGAGGGTCCGAGTATCATAAAGAGGCCGGCTAGACAATTCCAGAATGCTCCATAGGTGGCGGTCCTTACTGGCAGTGCCAAGAACTGCTCCGATGTGAGCGCAGTGGGGATTAGCCATTCAGCATCATCTGGGCGTTCGCTTCTGTGTTTGAATGTGAACGCACCCCCGAAGCGGAATTGGTGAGCGTGTGCACCCTCATATGTAAGGCCTGTGGCTGGGTGATAGAGTCCTACGTGAATTAGTGGGTACACATACTCACTTAAGTACCGCACCTTGAGGTAGACATCAGCACTCTCACCTGAGTTCGCACGGGCGTAGATGAGGATGGAAGCCTTGATTAGGTGTGTGGCTAACCACCAAGCCTGAATTATGAAGGGCCCTGCGGTCATTGCGAGTACTGTTCCTAGTGCCTCGCCAAACAGATTGCAAGATAGCCCTCCTATGAGAGAAAATCTCCAGATTAAGTAACGCATGAAATACTGACGTATCAAATGTGTTAGGTCCCAGAGGAACTCTGCGTGTGCCCAACTAAGGAGGGATGTTAGTAATAAACCTATTAGCCTACCCCGTATAGTGTTGGGCAGGTTCAGCACAACGGCTAAGAGAGTTTCGATAGGCCCACTTCGTAAACCTATTCGGGGCACATTGTTTATTGACCCTATTATAACAAAGAGGCCTTTTATCCAGGTCCAGATGTGTGCAGGCGTCTGGTAATATTTGACGTATTGGGCCCAACCACGGATTGTTCCTCTCCAAGAGAGTGACTGATGATACAACTGTAAAGTGGCCGTGGTTGTCCCGAACACAGCAAAGATTGCTAGGTTTGGGTTTGTATCGTTCTTGCCCGCTAGTCCCGCGTTCCACTTGTCTCGGTAGTTTCGATCTATCGATGAGTCCCAAGTGATAACCTGGCAGCCAGCGAGGCGTGCAGTTTGTACGGCACCGGCCCCACCGGCACATGCAACTACTTTATAATCCCTGAGAATGCGGGAGTGGTCACCATCTGGTATGATTGGCCAGTCCTTGTATATGGCCGGGATTGGTGTCGATGAACTCCCAGCGAGTACCCCTTGGGGATGCTTTCCAGTGTTGACGGAATGAGTGGGATATCTCCACCCATCGTGGCTTCTAGGAAGGCACCCCGGGCGGCCACAAATGTGGACTCGGAAATCTACAGGTAGATTTGCAGTATACCATCGGGCTATCGCATCTAATGACCCCAGACCTCCCCCGACACCTCTAATTTCAGTGCGGAGGGGAGCCAAGGAGTATGTTATTGTGTTAGCGGATTTGAGCATCCAAGGAACAACCTTTATCCCAGGGGTGGCGTCTATGGTGGCTTGCGCTTCCAATAGAACGTCACCTTGGGTCCAGGAGTGTCCGGCTTCTGCGGCGGCTAACGATTTTCGCCCCTCCAGATTAGTTAAGAGGTGCTGTACGCGGACTATAGCGCCCATACGGGCCAGTGTCCGCCCCAGCGCCTCTATGGGCACTCTGTCACCTCTAGTGCCGAACGTGAACAAGGTGGTAGTGCCCTTGAACCCTAGTGCATTTATCTTGTTTGTGTGCGGCACTATGGCAGGTTGTGGTGTTCTTGATTCGATTATTTCCAGATCTTGACTCATGTCCACAATCCGTTTGGAGAGCTTAACCCCCAGGGTGTGATTCATAAGTCGATATAACTGACCTTCAGCATGGATCAAAGCGTGATTTGCAGCCCGGTTGAATCCAGCTGTGTAGAATCGAGGTCGTGACGGAGCGTCAGCATATTCCACCGTCCACTTGAGAGCTGTATTTGAACTGGTTGATGCGATGCCAGTGCCTGTTTGTCGGAGAATGTCATCCCGATGGTAGATCGCCACTAGTTGCGGCTGTATGAGGATGGCGTGTTCATCTATACCATACACAGGGCCTAAGCCTTCTATTAAGGCCATAATGTCCTCAATTCGTTTGATATGACCCCCTCGCATATACTGGCAAGAAAAGTTTGCTGGGAGTGGCCCGTATCTCGCGTGGCACCATATGTTGTAGGGCCTATTTGCATCCATTCGTGCATATGGACCCTCGTTGCCTACGTTTCGATTCTGGCCGCAATAAATTGTATCCGGTCGACCCGTGATACCGGGCAGTAGTCGCCATACCGAATGAGTGCGTTCACCTATCCAGACTGGTAATGGGAGATGGTACGTCTGTGTGCCGGGTGTGTCTATTACGGTTCGTAGGGCTTCTGGCGTACCATCTGTGATGAATATGGTGGCGTCAAACCCGCCAGCCATAGGTCGTCGGTTCAAAGGTGCCTCTGAGTATTCCTTGGTGCAACTGGTCACACGAATGACACGATGACCAGCTGCATGGGCCTCCTCAGTCACCTCTTGGACCTTATTGAGTAGACCTTGGAAGAAGGCTCGGAAACTAGCGGATGATCCCGCCTCTAGTGCCATGGTGATCGCACTGCCTGACACCCCGTGGGGGAGATGTCCGGGGTGTCCTAAACACCGGAGACCATGGGTGCGAGTCTTGTTCCGGTAACCGTAACCCAACTCATATAACCATCCATATTGATCATGTGTTCGGTGTAGATCGAGTTGAGTTACTGGTTGCCAGTAGGGTTCCTTTTCCGCCGTGAATCGGTACTTGCAGTTCACATCGTGATTAACCCCTTTGACAATGGAGTCAAACAGGTCGTGAGGTGGTGGAGTGAGCGTGGGAGAATCGCTAACTCTGATGTCAATAATGTCATCTCTGTCTGCCAGACTGGCTAAGGGGGCTCTCCACGTGGGTGGAGACCGTACCTTTGACCAGATCCGGTTCGCGAGGGAATTATTGACGCCTTGAGCGTATGGGGTTTCATTGAGCACGTAGCGATCAGGTACCGCACGTCTCACGCCGGTTTCAAAACCATGACCGTTGGGCAGGATTATCTCAGAGCGTGGTTCCTGGCCGATGTCAAAAGGTGTGCAGCTATTCGGCGTTGGCAGGTACTGGAGTAGAACGGTCTCAAGCCGGTCTCCTTCCGGGTCGCGTTCCAAATGGCCACACATATTCGCGGTTGGATGATTGCCAGTGACGGTTATATCCCCAAGGTTGCGTTCCATCATTAAGAGAAACGCCTGGTCTCCAGGTATGGTAGTTCCATATGTGCGCATGTCTGATATCGCCGTCAGGCTTGACTGCCATAGTACGCTGATGTAGCAGTACCGCCTTGATAGTTTCGCAACCCGGGCCCACTCCCTCCAAGAGGAAGGGGGGTGTGAGGCCAACGGACCCGACCATATGGCGGATATGATTGAATCGTCAGTCTCGGTGGCCCACATAGTAGTAGGCTCGATGTCGCTCATACTAGCTGTAGAACTTTTGCCCACTAGGTCAGTTGGGTTCATAGCGGATAGAAAGTCCTCTGTGCGCATGTCACCGGTTAGTCCTTTCTCGATATGGTGCCAACCGTCAGTGGTGGTCTCGACTCTGACCCATTGCACCCCGCTGGGGTGTAATCTGTGGCAGATTCGAAGCATTTCGATAGTCACGCAGTGTGCAGTGGCGAGGCTAGGGAAGCGAGTATATAGACTCTCGTCCACTAACACTTGCCAGCACTTATCTCCGGTTGTGGATTGCAGGCCCGTCCGCTGTTTGGCAGGGGCACTTGCACCACTAACCACCTGGCCCCCAAAGGGGCTCGGGGTCGTTATTGGCTCGGAGGGTGACGTGTGCTTTATTGGGTTTAAAACCTCTAGGCACCAGGAGAGGGCTTGTAGCATGAAGAGTGCCAAGCGGAACACTACGGAAACCCGTCGGTCGGTGACGGTGGGAGTGGCCGTCACGGATGGAGTGACTACGGGACTTGTGCTCACCCTTTCCACAGGAGCCCTGACTGTGGGGGGTCTGGAGCGAGATTGAAACATGGCATTAGGGACGAGTGTACTCGGCGGGCCCTAACCGACTGTTTGTTGGGAGATAGACAGCTTCACCTCCTTTTGTCCTTAAACCGCCGTTTTGATCCCCTTCGACCGGCTGACATTGACTGGTGGATCCATTTCTGGCACCGGCATACTGTTAAGTCGTGCCCCTCGCATAGCGGGGAGTGTATCACGCATTAGGCCTTGGGTTCTCGCCACATTAGTTGTTTGGTGGGGGGCTAGCTCTTTGCTATCGTTTCTGAAAGTGTCAGTCTGTCCACCGACCATCGAGAGGGCCGGCACGTTCGAGTCCCTTCCGAGACACTACGTTAGCTCAATCAAAGCACACTACTTTGATATCACACCCTTGTTGATAATACAACGAAGGTTACCTTTCAGGTTTCCAACGACCACACGACCAGTTAACGACTAAAAGTCGGCGCAGGTCGCTAGCGCTAGTATCATTCGCCTATCCTATGGATAGTTACCGCCATGTCCACCTCGGGGAGGTTGATACTGTGGGGCCTGTGGCGTTGCCGCCTTGAAATATGAAACCATTTCACACAGGTCGGGCCAACCTGTGTGGTATATCACCTCTTTTCCCCCCCCTTAAATGGCCCACTCTTCCCTACTCATCCCTACTCCGAATCCTCCGTCCCCAATCCCTCGAGGAATAAGGGAGTGAACCTATTCGCCGATAGCCTCGCAGGTGAGCGAGGAGGGGGCGGAGGATATATGTGCGGGTCAGGGTTGGCGGTCTTCAAACCGCCAGGCATCTCCGGATCTTTGCCCAGTGAGGTGCTTGGGCTCTTGGGGGAGCCCGGTGCTTTGGATTTGCCTTTGTTGGCATTTCCGGGTGGCGGCATGGTCGCGGCTTTAAGTGTAGCGGTCACGTCACCATTGGCATCAGAGGCCATATCCAGTAGTGATATGGTTGATGCAGAATCAAAGATACCACCTCGCCTTGCGACAAGGTGGTTGATACGGGAGTTGCCCCCCTGGAGCTTCCAGCCTGCAGTGGCGGTTGCACGTAAAATCGTGGCCATGGCGGGCTGTGTGTCCTGGGGGACTATGTTCTCCCCCTTCAGTATTTGTTCTGCCTCTGGTTTCCACAGAGGCATGCCGCACATGTACGCATGGACATCATTCAATGCCAGCGTCCTAGTGGGGTATAGATGCCATATGGCCCTATAGGCCGCGGTGTAGATGAGGGACCCATCCACTTTGTCTTGAACGGGCACCAGCTCCTTTATGAGAGAAGCGGTGACTGTTCTTTCTTCATCACCCAGTTGCATGGCACGACACCAAGCGACTAAGGGTGAAATGGGGAAATCTGCAGGGACCGCGGATTCCCCCACTATTCTCCCCACTGCCGCGCTGGTGGCCATAGTGGTCCTGGCGGCGCACCGCCAGTAACTAGCCATGGCCCCCTTCGAGGTAATGAGGTTCCGTGAGGCGACTTCATTGTAGAACGCCTTATTGCGGGCCAGGGCGCCAAGGAACACTCGCGCCTCTGACTTGGTGATTGTGGGGGCTTGGAAGAAAGGTGCCCCCATACCGAGTGCAGCTGCAGCTGCCGACCGGATCACCGGGTTCTTGTTAAAGAAGGGTCCAATCGTCAGCTGATTACCTCGCTCGGGTAACTTTTTCCAACCCATGTTGTCCATTAGGTTGGCTAGTTCAAATTCATCTCTTGCGGAGATGTAGCCACCAGAGAATAAACTGGCGCCACCACCCCGATCAAGTTGATTGAACCAGGCGGTTATGACGGCCGGAGGGGCGGCCCACGCCAAGTCTTCTGCGAACGCGGATATTGTCACGGTTCGCAAATAGCCAAGGCCTTTCATGGATCCGTTTCCTCCTTGGATGCATCGGTTTATATGGCTTTTGACCAAACCGAAGAGCCGGGCAACAGGGGATTTAGCGTCCTCTCTCGCGGACGCCCACTTGGCGAGTGCCTCCCCCAGAGCTCCAACGCCATGCTTATTTGATAGGGGTTTCTTCCCCTCGTCCATCGTTTCAATGGCGAGGCGGCATGCTTTACCCCATTCTCCGGCTTTAGAGAAGTTCCAACCCCCGGCCGTGACGAGCGCGCAAACCACACTCGTCATAACCTCTTCCGAGTAACCTCTGAAGAGGGCAGCAACTTCACGGAGAGCCTCTTGGGCTGCAGGTTCATCGAAAAACCGCCTAAAGACAGGGTGCCGGAAAGGCACCCGGTATTGGGCAGTCTCCTCTTCACCATAGCTCTCAACTATGGCGTCTTTCGCGATAACCCAGGTTTTAGCGGCGTTATCTCGTTGTAGTAATAGGCAGCCACAGGAGAAAGTGACCGACTTGGTTTCGGTAGCGCCCGGGACAACTCTCGCTTGGAGGAGTGTCCCTGTATGGACGGTGTTATGGAAGGCGCATCGGAATACGCTTTTCCCTACCAGTGACCCAGTCTGAGGTTTGAGGCAGCCCGGGTATGCCAGTTTAGTTGAGCCTGGTAAGGTGAGCTCGGTGGCTTGCACCCTGAATACCTCGCCAATCATTGCTTCGGCGGCAGACCAGGACGTTTCGCCGATCCATTTGGACGGGCGGGGTTCTGTGGTGTTGGCGAGGGACCAGTCCGCCGGGTGACCGAAGTCAGCTGCTAAGGGTCCGGCTAGGGAGAATGTGACATCTGTCCCCTGCCAGCTGGGTGACTGATAAGATTCAACCCCCCACACGTGGGTCGCGAGGTTGGTCGATTTGGTCGACCAGTGGAAAGGCCTTCCTCCCTCGATCCGTGGGGGAGGAGTGAACCCCTCTTTCTTCTTCGGGGGGGCCTTACTCGACCCCGCCCCGGCGTTTGAACCGACGGAAATTTTTGTGTGGCGGATGATCCCTACCACCTCCTCTGCAGTCTGATGTCCGCCTGACTCCACATGGAAACCGTTGCCGCTATATGTTAGGCTAAAGTTTCGTGGCGACATGTTGCCTTCCAGGTGTTGGATCAGGTCCGCATCCAAGAAGGCAGACCCGGCGATTTCCTTGGGCAGTTTTGAAATGTCGTTCACGAGGATGTGCCAACAGGGCATGTTTGTGGGCGTGTCAGGTTTGGCAGGGATCCCGGCTGCGGCCGGGTGGTTAACAGGTGTGGCAGACCCTGTGTCCCTGTCGGGTTGCGCCTTGTGAGGACGCGTCAGATAGTGCGTGGTAATCATAAAGAGTGCCACACGCAGCACTACGGGGACCCGTGCGATGCAGACCTGGACCAGGACTGCAATCATGATGGATTGGCTAGTGGTAATGTTGCCGCTCTCTCCGATACCACTTATTACGGAGGAGCCACCATACCCTTTTGGAGGCATCAGCGGGTACTGCCCGCCCGACTGTTTGCTCTGTGTGATGCAAGCCCACACGCTCGAATGTGTCAGTCTGTCCACCTTGGACGGAGCGCAACGGTTAAGTCACTCGCGATCATTGCTGACCACGCCGTATGCAAGGCACGTTCGATAGGGTTACCCCTATATACGTTAGCTCACCCTAGCCCCCGCTGACAAGTCAGCGGTAGGGCTAAGGGTCACACCGTGATGTTCCGAACTCACGTTACCATCGAGCCAGAGGATACCCTTGAGAGTTATAGACTCCCCGGTCTTGGGTTGGTTCACTCACTTCGCGTAACCCGGCCAGGGCCACCTCGTGGAGGTGTGAGTGATGGGGCCTTAATGCTGTAATGGTGCTAACCTGCTATTCGCATCATGCTAGCCATTGACCCGTGCGTGTCACGAGCTTCATTATACAAGTGGGTTTCCCCACAAACTCTGTACCAAGAGTATAAACAGGTAGGCTTAAAGGCTACTTTAGTGTAATTACAGAGATAAGTAGCTGCCCCGCAAGGGGTGCCTAC